CTTTAGGTAATGGTTCTTTACCTTTATCTTCAGGAGGAGTATCGTCTTCTATTTCAAGATCAATATCACTAACCTTAGCATCTACCTTAACCTCTTTAGGTTCAGCTTTTGCTTTTACTTCTGGTTCTGCATCAGCAGTTTTAGCCGCTGGTATATCGTCATCATCTGGGTATTCAAATATAATACCGTCTTCTTTTACTTCAGCCATAATTTTCTCCTATGCGCGAGTATAGCCTCTAGGATCTTGAACGACCCCTTCGACTGTATCGTCGTTAATAATGCGGAATTCTCTTCCGTGGATTTTAAATCTAGTACCTGCGTATGCACGTGTCAAAATAAAATCACCCTCTTTACACCATGGACCAGTCGGAAATCTTGACTCGTCTTTGTAACACATGTTTCCCATTTTCACTACAAATAAAACTACAGTGGAATGTTCTTCAATGTGTTTTGTTTGACCTGCTTTTACTAAACCACTTTCATATGTATCCGCAGCTTCAGGAATAGCACATAAAATTCTATAACCTTGTGGTTCTGGTAATTGCAAACCTCTTTCTTCAATCGGAATTTCTTCCGCTTTTACTTCGTTTATTACTGGAATATTGATCGGTCGACCAGATGCATCTACCAAATCTTTATTCATTGTGAGTATGTCACTCATCGTCATATGTCTCCATTCTTTGTGCAAGGTCTTTAATGATACTTTCTGCGACGGATAGACCTCGTATATATCCTGTCATATTTTGGTACGAAGCAAAATCTTTTGCTGCTCCGTCTCCTAAATTTATTAATACTGTTTTGCGCTGATCATCTATTCGAGACAATAATAGCTCTAGCGTTTGGTCCATAATGTATTACTCCTGTTGTGGTTGATTTTTATCCTTTTCTCTTAAAGCAAGTTCTTTTTTCTTAAACTCGGCTTCCATACCTAATTTAATACCTTGAACAACTTTAGTAGATTCTTCTTTTTGTTTTTCTTTAGTTGCTTGAGCACCTAACTTAGCACCTTCTAATCTTTCTTGTGATGCTAATTTTTCTCTTTCTAACTCAAGACGTTGTTGTTCAATCGCAATATCAGCTTCTGTTTTTTGTTGTTTAATTTGTAAGTCTTGAGCTTTCAACTGTAACTCTTGTTGTTGCATTTGAATCAACGGATCTTGTGCTTGTTGTTGTGCTTGTTGCTGTTGCATTTCAGCTTGATCTTTAGCTAAAAGTTTTTGTGCAGCTTGAGCAGTAAGTCTTGATAACTCTAATTCAACGTCTTCTGGTAAGTTTTCATCAGGTTTAGGTAGAGCTACAGATCTTGCATAGCACTCATATGAACTTGTAAGTGTGCTTGATGATCTTGATATATAAACGCTTTTACCGGTTTCATATTGATGATGTCCATATTTTCTGAAACAGGATCTTTAGGTCGTTTATCTTCAGCGTTTGGAATTAATTTACCAATATTCTTCACACCTAATACTTCTAACATCTGACGATTAAGTTCTACTTGATCATAAATTTGTGGATTAGCTTGTGCCATTTGCATCACTGCTTGATACTGCACAACTTTTTGTGACATCGTTGCAGCATTAGGATCTGATACAGGTATTACTTCACAGCAATCATAATCTGATTGTTTAGCACGACGATTACCAATTTCTGGTTCGTATGAATATTCTTCTGGTGTGTAATCTCTGATGATACCTGCTAATAATCTAAACTCTTGTCTCATCGCATAGTGGATACGAGCTTGTACTGCAGACATTACTTTGAGAGTTCTTTCTAATATAGCCAGTGTTGTACCTACAGGTGAGTTGGCTGACATATCAGATACTTTCATATCAGCAGCAGATGCAAAACGTCTGCCTTCTTCGATGATCTGATTCATTAACTGATTAAGAACTTGTGATGGTTCTTTGTATGGTAATGGTAAGATGTTATCTCTTATCGCACCTGATGGTACATCAACATCTCTCCATTCACCTGGAGCTATGGGGGTATCATCACCTTTGATACGTAGACCACGTGACTTCATCCCCCCTGGTAGGTTGCTCAACGTTCCTGCATCAACGAGTTGTCGTAAAATCATTGTGCCTGATTTAGCAAACGCTCCAATCAAGTGGATTAAACCAAAGCAGTAGAATCCAAATCCTGGTATGTAACCATAATGTACAAAGTGATTACGTTTTAATTTTCTATCATCGTCTGGATTCCAGTTACGACGTATAGCTAGAATAGTACCTGTACCTTTTTCTATTGTTACGATATATGGTAGTGCTATGCCATCTTCTGAATCACCATTCTCAAGATCCAAATTAACATGCATCTCAAGTATTTTGTAACGATCATCTTCTGTTGGGTTGAAGCCTAATTTCTCTGCAATTTTCTTTTCAGCTTCATCAATATCTACAAACGGATCACCTAAATCTACATCTTTGTAAAAACCTGCTACTTGTAATTTACGTAACTCATTTTTTGTTTTACGCATGACGTGAGTTACACGTTCTGCAGTTTCTAATGATGACGCACCATATGGAACTACAATATCTTCTGCTGGAACATACATCGCCACTTGTCTTTCAAATGACGGATCATAATAAACTTTCTTAAACGCGTTACCAGCTAAACCTAAACCCCATAACATTCTTTCATGTTCAGGTCTGTACTCAGGCATCTCTTGTGTAAGCTGATAGTTCATATCATCTTTAACACGTTGAGCAGCTTCTTCTTTTTCTTTTGTTTGTTTACCTACAATTTGTGTTTTAACAGGACCTGCAGCTGGGAAAGTCTCCATCATTGTTTCTGCTTGGAACTTAACTAGCGCTTCTGTCATGAGTGGGTGATACACATTACATGCACCTGGCCATGGCTCAGTTCTATCTTCTACTTTTAAACCTAATAATTCTAAACCATCAACATAAGTGGTCAACCAATCTTTTCTTGAATTAATATCAGCATCATACTCACCAATTAAATCACCTGATAATTCAGTGAGTGCACCTTCATCCATATCTTCTGCAAGGTTAGCATTAAAATCATCATTTGTTTCCTTACCAGGAACAATAGTAATCTCCATACTGCCATCATCTAATGTGACTGACTCTGGATTCTCAATTTCAATCGCAAGCGCATTTTCGCTTTGTGCTAACTCTTCAAGACCTTTTGGAGCTTGTGCTAAACTTTTATCTATATCTGCCATATATTATCCTTAAACTAAATACAATCTGTTTCTTGAACTTCTAAACCCTGCTATATCTTCAGGCTCATCATTAGGTAATCTTATGAACCCACCTTGTCTGAAGCGCATCAACGCCATAGTGGTACTATCCACTTGGTCATCGTTTGCACCTGATGGGAAGTCATTACATTCTTCTATCAGTTCATGAGCCCAACGTTTATCTGGAGCCCACACTATACCAGATCTAAATAAATCTGCCACTGAGTTAACTCTGGAGACCTTATCTTGCCCTTTTCCAGGTGTAAATTCTCCTATCGGAACTCCCATTCTTCTCATCTCCTGATAGAGTGCGGCTCCGTTGGATTTCTTTTCTACTATGAAAGCATCGGGTTCCCAATCCTTATACTCAGCTAAAACTAATTCTTTGAGTTCAGGAAACTCTAACCGTTGCTTGATAGCATTTAATAGTATTATATTATAATTATTGGCCTCTTCGTTAAAAAAGACACCCCACGTAGTTAACGAATTATAATCGGCTCTCGTATTAGCTTCTTGTGCAGCATCTAAAGACATGATTGTGAACTCACAACTTGGTGGATCATCACCTTCCCATATTTGCCACCATTCACGCTTGATGAGAGCACCTTCTTCTGATACTGGGTTTTGTAAATACTGCGCGTTCCAATATCTGACATCGAGTGAAGCCTTTTTTGCCTGTAATTCTTCAAGTGGCCAAAATTCAGGCCAAAGTGAAACTTCGTTACCTTTGTTATCTTCAATAATCGCTGGAAATTCAACGACTTCCCAATCGTCAACTCCTTCAGTCTTGATCATTTGGTTAACTATTTGGCCAGTTAAATCTAACTTAGACCATCTAGTCATCACCACAATAATCGCGCCGCCAGGCATAAGACGTTGAATTGGACCAGACTGAAACCACTCCCAAGCAGGCAGAAAAACATCCGGTCTTCCCAACTTGGCGTCTTGCTCGGAATGTGGATCATCAATGATAAACAAATCAGCCCCACGACCAGCGAGGGCACCACCAACACCAATAGCAAAGTATTCTCCATTATGATTTGTTCCCCAACGTGATGCCGACTTAGAGTCTGCTTGTAGCTCTACGTTAGGAAATACATCTTTATAAGCATCGCTACCAACAAGATTACGTACGCGACGGCCAAAATTAACAGCAAGATCGGCTGTATGCGATGCCATAATAATTTTCTTATCAGGGTATTTGCCAAGGAACCAGGCTGGAGCAAGATAAGAGATAAGCTCACTCTTCCCGTGCCTCGGAGCAATATTAACAATAACTCGTTTCTTTTTTCCGTTTGCAATTTCTTCAAATATAGTAGCCAATTTTTTATGATGTGCGCCAACTTTATAACCGGGATATACATGTTGAATAAACTCCAAAAAAGTATTTTGTCTTTTAGTAACTGTTTGTGTTTTTTCTAATTCATCTAGCTCAGCTAATAACTGTACCTGTTCATTTTTAGGTAACACTGCAATATTAGCCAGTGCTTTATCAATATCTGCTTCACTGAAGCCAGTAATATCTATAGGCATATTATTGTTTAGTGTCTGTAACGTCTATTGCATCAATAATTTCAAATGATGTATCAATAGCAGCAGTTTTCCCAAGTATTTTATATAGTTTAGATTTAATTTGTGTTTCTAAATCTTCTTGTGATAAGTTCTTAACAGTAATTTCTGTTTTCTCTGAGAACAAACCTACATCACTAATCTTACCTAATAGTTCTAGTGCTTTTAATCTGTGTCTTGGGTCTGTTAGCCCTGCATCTTCTATAAGTTTATTAGTAACAA